AGATTTAGACAAGGTGGGTTGATTTCTCACCCTGAAGACTATATAGATGAACCGGTAGAACCGAAACAGAGGACGTATTACTAATGGAATTTGAAACTTACGAAGAGGTGATAGATTCTTACAATTCTGGTGTAGGAGTCGAGGCAGGAGAATCCTTGACTGATTACATAAAAAGGAATAATATAAAAATCAAAGAGATCGAAATGGATCCGATTGGTGATCTTGAAAAGATTTTACGTGAAGGAAACAAACCCATGGAAAAAGAAGGTATCGAATCAATACAACTTGCATCAGGCAACAAGGACATGAACATCAACATCGAATTAGTTGTACAAGAATTTATTAAAAGAAAAAAAAGAAGACCAAGATCTATAGAAGAGATAAAAGATTTTTACATGCAAGAAATGTCTGGTTTAAGTGGAGCTGGAAATAGAGATAACGTAAGTTTGGCTAGTTACGATCCTAGTAAATATGATCCAACTGAAATTGAAATGTATGAAAATTACAAATACGAAATGAATGAGCAAAGACCTGGAATGCCTATCATCGACATTGATGAGTTTTTAAGATTAGAAAAAGGACAAGCTTCAGTAGATTTAGCCCGTGGAGGATTAGCCGGAATATTAGGAGCTTAACATGAAGATCGCTGATTACGGGAAGGCGATAACTTCGTACATCGAATCACCTACAACCGCTGAAAAATTACAAGCAAAAGAAAAAGCTCAAACACTTAATAGAACTTTTTTAGCAGAAGGATCAGAAGATATTGTACCACCATCAAAATCCATGCAGGTAGATACAACTACAAAAGGTCTTAATCTTTTTACAATCGACAACTTTAAAGACAAAGCAGAAATATATGTAGGTGCATTATACAATGGTGCTTTACCAACTGCAGATATAAAATCTGCATTAAATAAATTTACGCAAAGAGGAATAGACGATGGCACGTTTACTGTAGACGAGGCAATCGAAGTCGTACAAGATTTAAAATATCAGTTTCAAGATAGAGCAAAGAATCAAAGATTACGTGATGTAATTATTGCAGGCACAGGAACTGTTGAGCGTGAAGAGTTTAAAGTTGGACTCTCTGCAGAGATGAAAAAAAGAATTAAAAATTTTGAAACAATAACAGGTGAAAGTTATGATAATCAACCAGCTTGGAGAAAAAAAGATATTAGAGATGGAAACTGGAAGGGCACAGGAAGTAAAGTAAAATTAACAGACGAGATGAAAGCAAACATACAAGAGTTTGAAACCAGAACAGGTTTAAAATATGAGGACGTTGATCTTCAAAAAAAGAAAGCTATTCGAGATGGTAAAAAAGTAGGAGTGTTACCTACCAAAGAAGAAATGAAATTAAGAATTAGTGTAAACGATAAAGGTGTTCCTATTTTTCCTAATAAACAAATGGAAAAAGAATTTATTAAAGATATTAAAAATAAATTTAAATATCCAAAAGCTAGTTTAAACATGCCTGCAGAATTAAAAGCAAGTGGGTTTGCTAAAAAATATCCTATTAGTGAAAGACAAGTCGAGAGAGCTACCAAGTATTATAAAGATAAGTTAAATTTAAAATATCCTAAAGGAATGGATGCACCTGAAATTACAGAAAAAAGAAAAAAATATATTAAAAAAAATAGTAATACAAAATTTGAAAATTTTTTAAAAGGTAATCCTGACTTTCATAAAAGTCATATGTCTGATTTGTATACACAAAAAGTTAACACAGGTACAATAGGTTATGCTAAAGCAAATATAAATTTAGATGATCTAAAAGATATAGATGCTAAAATGAATACTTTGTATAAAAAAACAGCTAAGCTTTTAAAAGATAAACCAAAAAATTTAAATATTTTATTAGATGAGATTAATCAAAAAGGAACTGATCTAGCTGCTCAATCTGGAGGATATAAAAAATTTGAAGCAACCGATCCTTTTACTAAAAAGAAATTTATAATAAATTTTAGTTCTGCTGCTCAAGAATTAGATCCCACAGAGCTTTTAGGAAATAAAGAATTATCACAATTAACTCAAACTGATAAACCCTTATTAAAAAATTTAAAAGATACAGCTTTAAAAAATATTGTTAAAGGTACAAAACTTGTTGGTAAAGTTATTAAACCTGTAGGTTATGCATTTGGTGTTAATGCTGTTAAAAGTGCAATTAGTAAAGCAGAAGAACAAGGTTTAGATTTAAATCTTATGGACAAAATTATGGCATTTGATTCTGGAGATGCAGAGATAGCTATCAACAATGCTAAAAGAAGAGTAGATCCAGATTTCGCTGCATCGGAAAGAGCAAAAGATTTAGCACAAATGACAGACGATTTTGAAGAAGTAGGACAAACAACATTCGGGAAATACAATGACCAAATCAAAAACATCAAGCTACCCTAAGTACTGGCTCCTGCCGCCTGAATCAGGACCCACGCCTCAGGGGTTGAATATTAATTATAATACTGTTAAAACAGTTAAATTGGAGAAAATAAATGGCAGACAAAATAGACAAGTCCTTGACGCAAGGTCCAAGAGGCAGCGTTAGTATTCCCGGTGAAGAAGAGATTACAGAAGCAGTAGAAACTTCTATTGAAACCGAGCAACAAGCACCAGGGCCAGTTGAAGTAACAGAACAAGACGATGGATCAGTAGAAGTAGATTTTGATCCAAATGCAGCATCACCAGAAGGGGGTGACGAACATTACGCAAACCTAGCAGAATTTTTACCAGACGAAGTATTAGATGAATTAGGATCTGATCTTACAGGTAAGTACAATGACTACAACGCATCTAGAAAAGATTGGGAACAAAGTTATACAAAAGGTTTAGACTTACTTGGTTTCAAATACGATATGCGAACAGAACCGTTTCAAGGAGCTTCAGGTGCAACTCACCCAGTATTAGCAGAAGCAGTCACACAGTTTCAAGCATTAGCTTATAAAGAATTATTACCAGCAAACGGACCAGTAAGAACACAAGTTGTTGGTGCACCTAATCAACAAAAAGCACAACAAGCAGAACGTGTCAAAGATTATATGAATTACGAGCTCATGGAAAAAATGGAAGACTATGAGCCAGAATTTGACTCTATGCTCTTTTATCTTCCTCTAGCAGGTTCAGCGTTTAAAAAAATTTATTACGATGAACTTGAACAAAGAGCAATGTCAAAGTTCGTACCTGCAGATGATTTGATTGTCCCGTACTCAGCTACCTCATTAGAAGATGCGGAGGCAGTCATTCACCGGGTTAAAATGTCAAAGAACGATTTAAGAAAACAACAGATTGGTGGTTTCTATTTAGATATAGAATTAGGAACACCAGGCTATGAAGAAAACGATGTTGAGAAAAAAGAAAGAGAACTTGAAGGTCAAAGAAAATCTAAAGACGATGATATTTATACTTTGTTAGAGTGTCACGTTAATTTAGATCTTGAAGGTTTTGAACATACTGATGAGCAAGGTGAACCATCAGGAATTAAAATTCCATACATCGTAACTGTAGAATTAGCTACAAGAAAAGTTTTATCAATTAGAAGAAATTACGAAATTGGAGATCCGAAGAAAAGTAAAATAGATTACTTTGTTCACTTTAAATTTTTACCTGGATTAGGTTTCTATGGCTTCGGTCTCATCCATATGATTGGTGGTCTGTCTAGAACTGCAACAGCAGCTCTTCGTCAATTCCAACCTACCCGCAGGATTTAAAATGCGTGGCATTAGAATCAGAGATGATGCGCAGTCAATACAACCTGGTGAGTTTAGAGATGTAGATGCTCCTGGTGGTAACTTAAAAGACTCATTTATGATGTTGCCATTTAAAGAACCATCTGCAACATTATTAAATCTTATGGGTATTGTAGTGCAGGCTGGTCAAAGATTTGCATCGATTGCAGATCTACAAGTTGGCGATGGCAATCAACAAGCTGCTGTTGGTACAACGGTTGCTTTGTTAGAGCGAGGATCAAGAACAATGTCAGCTATTCACAAAAGAATCTATTCATCTCTTAAAAAAGAATTCAAATTATTAGCAAGAGTTTTCAAGTTATATCTACCACCGGAGTATCCGTACGACGTAGTTGGGGGTCAAAGGATGATTAAACAACAAGACTTTGATGATCGGGTAGATATTGTGCCAGT